CGGTAAACCTCGCCCTCTGAGCCGTGGTCGATGGCCTCAACGAGCCAGTGACCGGGCGCGCTCGGGACTTCGATTACATCGACTTCGATGCCCAAGGGCTCGTTATCGTTGGCTAGTTTCCGCTTTGGCATGGTCGCTCCACAGGAGAAACCTGCCTACCAAGGCCCGGTCTCTTGGGGATTGGTGTGTTTGCTACAAGTTCTTTAAGTTTTTGTTCCCAATGGTTTCGCTGATGTTCGGCGCTAGCTGCACGAATATAACCCTCGACCTCTTTTATATCCTCTTCGATCTTTGAGGGGTCTTCGCCCAAACGAGCGTCCAGCTTGGCGTTCAGCGGGATGCCGGAGGCGACGTCGGTGCCGTCCTTTCGCTCCCCCGCCTTCGAGTACGCTGGCGAGCCTCCCCAGCGTTCTTTCAACTGTTGTAATTTTTTCTCTGCCCCGGCTTTGGTTCCGAGAAACATGTATTCAGTTGGGTGTGCGTTGTGAACAACCGCCCAGCCGAGACCTGCTTTCACGACTCGATGGTTGAATTCGCTGTCCTTCCGCTCACCCGCCTTCGAGTACGCTATGGCCACGGCCTGGTCCTCCGGTTTTCCTGCCGCCCGTTCGGTGGCGATGTTGCGGCCAAAGCCGGGCGAGCCTACGGGAGCGGTCTCAAGCGGCATTGCGTATCTTCTCCCTGGCGGCTCGCAGCGCCTCGCGCCCCTTGTCGGTCATGCAGACGTCGGGGACGGACCTGAGACTAAAAACGAACGCAAAGCTGCACTTGCAGAACGGTTCTTCAGCAGGCTGCGTCACGTCATCAGTGTAACCCGCCGGGCCCGGCTTCACTAGCCCGGCCTCTTGAGCCCAAGAGCCCCGCACCAGGTAAAACTTGCCGTCGCGAGCATTGTGGTCCGGGCGGGAATTGTATCCGCGCTGGTTCTTGTGCGACATCCAGACGCCGCCTATCGCCCCGCCGTTCACCGCCACGGTCGTGTTTATCGCGGAGAACAGCTTGGCGGATTGATCTATGGTTACGCGGCGTTCTTCGAACGGGAGCTGGGCCAGCGCCTTTCTGATGTCCTGTTTCAGCTCCGTCTTCTTGACGTCCGGCGCCCCGCCGGGGGGCACGCTGGTTGCCCAGCCCCTGAATCTCTGTTGCGTTTTCGCTATCGCCACCGGGCGATTAATCTTGATCAGGTCTATGCTGGCCGCAACCCGCCGACTCAGCTCCGCGTGCAACTCCGGCCTGACCTGGGCCAGGGTGTAGGGCGTCACGCCGGGGTTGCGCCGCAGCACGCCGCCCAGGTCCACCTGCTTCTTGAACACCGCCGCCAGGGCCTCACGTACCATGCGCTCGACCTCGGCCTCAGACCGCATCGAGCGTTCGGCGGCGCGGCGTATCTGATCCGCCCAGTAGTCGATCTGCTCCGCCGACTGGTAGCCCGACTCCGCCACCGCATTGATCGCCGCCGTGAGCGTCTCGTAGTACGTCAACGTCCCGTCGGCGTTAGGCATCGGCCTGTCCGCCGCGCGGGGCCGCCCGCTCCATTTCCTGCTGAGCCCGGCAGGCCCTAAGAAAGGCATCGTGCGCTGCCTCGACCCAGGCCAGGCTCACCGCCCTAAGCTCCTCGGCGCGCGCCCAGTCGTACTGCTGCGCGGAAACCAGGAAGGCCGCGTAGGCGTGACGGTGCTCGCAAATAGAGAGGTTGACGCTCGCCAGTGCGTTGCGAACCGTCTCGGGGCAAGCGGTCTCCTGCTGTCCCACGCTGCTAGACCGCCCCGCCGGCCGCCGCCGCGCGGCCCTGGACCAGCTTTAGGCCCTCGCGCGCCACGCGCTTAATCTCCTCGTCCACGCCGTCCAAGACCTCGCGCCTACGCTTGGGTGCGCTGTCCCGCGCGCTCTCTGGCGGGGCCGCGTCCGGCTCTTTCATTGCCGGGGGAGCGGGAGGTTCGTAGCTAGCGAGCGCGTCAATGTCAAGATCGAGAGGCGAAGAAAATAGGCGCTTGCGCTCATTGAGATTTTCCATCATCCATTCGACCACCTTGGCCTTGTTGTCGGGGTCCAGCGCGGGAAGAAGTACCTCCACCACCGCGATGATGGCCTTCAACACAACGTCCTCGCCCTTAAGTTTTTCACTATCCGGCTCGTCCAACAGGTTCGGCCACTCGGCAGTGAAACTGTTCTTCCACTCCTGGAACGCCGCCGAATAGGACACGTTGCCGTACTCCTCGGGGTAGCGGGACTGAACCGTGGCGTAAAAGTCCTCGTTCCAAGCGCGGTACATCACGATCTGGTCCATGAAGACATAGACGGGGTCCAGCCACGCGCGGATCGTCTCCACGAACTGGGCCACGGCCTTGGCATCCTCGGTCCCCTCCCCGAACCCTTCCGCGAACGTCTCAGCAAGGACAATCTTCGCGGGTGTGCCGCAGGCTGCCGCCTCATTCTCGATGATGTTCTTGCGCGCCATGCCGTAGGCGCCGTCCAGGTTCTGCAGGTTGAGACTCTCGATGTCTTCCTCGACGTCGATGCTCAACACGTTGCCGGTCTGAGCCTCTTTTACCATTGACCGCTTCGTGCCAAACAACCACTGCATTGGCGCGTCCACGGCGGAGGACTGGCTCTTCATCTTAGCGATGAGAACGCCCGCCTTAAGGGCGATCATGGCGTCAGTCGCCAGGGTGTAGATAAAGCTCTTGAGCGGGACCAGGCCGCGCTGATAAACGCTCCGCCCAGAGAAGCCGAAGGCTGAGTCCTGATAGACTATGTAAACGGGTGCCTCGTTAAGCAGCACGCACGCCCGGCTGCGGTGAATGGCCACGCCGTTCACGGCCACTCCTGAGACCTTCTGAAAGGTCAGAGATAACGGATTTTGGTCCATCACCAGGCTGCCCGCGCAGTTGAGGGGGTCCCAGCAATTTATGGCGATGGTGGCCTTGGATAGCTTCTTGAAATCTACCGGCTCGCTGGGATCGTCTCCCTCCGTAAGGAGGCCCAGAGTGGCGATTCCGTACATGCGAGAAAGGCGGCCCAGGTTTAATATGTGCCGGTCCGCGCCGAGGGCTTTCCATTCCTGCAAGAAAGCCTCGACCAGCATGTTCCCGTCGTCGGGGGCCTTCGGAACGGTTATTTTTCTAGGCTTGTGCTGGGCCATCTGGATGGGGAAATCCACCAGCTTAGCGCCATGCGGATGATGGGTATAAATTTCCTTACATGTCTGATAGCCCGGCTGGGCTCCTGGGACGATGCTGTCACAAAGCAATAATTGCTGAAGGCCTGTCCCCAGAATCTGTTGTCCGTTGATCAGGTTTGCAGCCATAAACTAATCCTCAAAACTGCTTCGCGTCGCCCAGCGTCAGCGCCAGGCCGTGAACGTATGTGTCGAGGAGATCGTCCGCGCGCTTCGCTGCCGCCTTGTCGCCCATGCGGAACCCGGCGACCTGGCTTTCCAGGTGGTTCCGGCTGGTCCCCTTGTAGATCGTCGTCTTGTCGTGGGCCGCCTGAGTGATCTTGCACTGGCCCTGGTAGTGGTAAGACGAGACGCTCATGGCCCTCTCGTCTTTGCCGAGCTGCATCCAGGCGCCGCCGATGGGGTGGACATTCAGGTTCCGCTTCCTGGCCTGCTGGAGCAGAACCATGCCGGAGGACTTGTCCTCGATCCAAACGCCCCGGACCCCCTCCCGCGCGCCGCAAACCCGCGCCAGGTGTTCTAGGTGTTTGAAGACGCCGGTGAGCCAGGTGTCAAGCAGCGCGCCCTCAACCTGAATTATGTCCCAGTCGAGTATGTAGAGTGGCGTACCGGCATACTGGTTCCGCGCAAAGAACGTCACCGCAGTCCCATCATTTTCGCTCCCCGTCTTCACCGCACTGTCTATGACGGCAAACACCCGGTCGCAGTGCGCGGGCATGGGGTAGGGCTTGCCATTGTCGTCCAGCCACTTGTCGAGGCCAAAGAAGGCGACGCCAGACCAGTCGACGAATTCTGCCTCGCGCTCTTGCGCAAAGACGAGGGGAGGGGTGCGTTCCCGAATCTCCTGATAGAAGGCCAGGCGCTCCGCCGTGGCCTGCTCCTTCGTTAGGCCAGGGCGGGGCCGGGGGACCCAGGGATTATTCCAGCTCGGCTCGTGGACCTCTATGAAGCGGTACTTGGGCTCGTTGCACACGGCCCAGAGGAAGTTCTCGGGGTCTATGCCGTTGGTGTTGGAGGCCGTTATGCAGTCACCGCGAAGGTCAGTAAGGGTCGGCTCTATGGAGCGCTCCCACACCTGAATCATGTTTGACTTCGAAAAAGCGCTCTCGTCCAAACCCACGCGCTTGTAGTGACGCGACCGCCCCGCGTTTTCGTCTTCGGTGGTCCAGAAGTCTATGCGCCCGCCCGTCTTGAGGCGGATAACCATCTCGCTCTTATTCGCCCCGCCCACCTTGGGCGTCGCGGGCTCAAGCATCAAGGCCAGCTCGGCGTAGGTCTCGATGAGCCGGGTGTAGTCAGGCGCGA